CACGGCCTCCTAGCTCATCGCTAATCGTTGGGATTGGAATTTCTCCAATCCACATATGAAAGGTTACCACCATGTTCTTAGATTTACTGCTCCAAGAAGGTATCGTCTCTGAAAATGTACACTTTAACAGTGTAAATTTTCTATCGTGGATGGGCTGTCCGGACGATGATTTTATCACCGTCTGTGATCACACATTCATCTTTTGGACGACCTTGTCAACCATTCAGGACGAGTACTGCGAAACTCGCAGTGCCCTTCCATGGGTGACTACCCCTGTTGCTCGTCCTTCTTCCGTCGTTACACGTATACTTTACAGTATTAGTGAAACAAAGGGTAAGAAAGCGCGCAAAGACCTCTATATATCTCTTCTGAGCTATTTAGAGGGAATCTTGGCGGTCGATGCACATTACTTTCATTTTCACTCAGCTCTAGGTAAAACCTGGATGCCTGAAGATGTCTATGAAGGTGAGGTGTACGACTGGGCCGAGATGTTCATCCGTGGGCTTAGCTTGTATCCCGTTGCCATTAAGTTGGCACGGAAATACGAGTTTCCTCACGTTCATGCACTTCTCGACCTTAATTCGGTAGGTCTAGACTAAAGGTGGTGTATCATGTACGATAACTCATCTGATGGTCGGTCCTACTGTAAGCTCGCCGCATATCTCACTATGAAAAGTGGGACTATGGATATCGGCCATGGGATTGTTAACCATGGTCAACGATATTATGGCGATGTTTTACTCGGGTTCGACACCTCAAGTGAGGCTCCAGGATTAATATCCGGTTGGTTGCCTACGGCTAATTGCCTAGGTATACCAAGGAGCGAGTTTAACGAGGAATACCCCGTTAGCTTTGTCGTACAAAAGCCCGTAGTACAACGATACGATTGGAGGGAAGATTACATGAATTATTACTTGCCGGGGTCGTCTTTCTGGTCAGGGAAACCTGATAGAAACTTCGACCACGAAAATCAAGTAAATCATGTGACCTTCAGAGGCGATGTAGGCGACATTACACCTGATTACGTAAGTAATTATGTTAATGACGTCTCCCATTTGGTCAACCCTGTTGGCCGACCTGGGAATATAGCCCCGTTCTTTCCGGGCTATAATACATCTTTGACGAAGTCCAGATCTGCGCGTCTCATAGGTACCGATCCGAAAGGACACGGTATCTTTGAGACGTCCAATTACGTCGATTACCGACCGACGTATAGCCTGAAGCGTTATTTAGACGCTTTAGATTACTGGATGCCGCTAGTTGGCAACGCTCCTTATGGCATGTACTGCCAGATTGGGAGTGGCCCAATGTATGGGTGTTGGCCTGGCGGGAGTTGGATCAATCGCTCGGATATAACCGAGCATGGTTCAAATCACGCTAAGCTTGATGTGGAATATGACTATGTAATGGTATGGAACCCTGGTGACGGTGGTGGAGAACTCCACACCCAAACCACGTTCCATGTCCATAAACTGGTCTATTTCACATTCGTTCCTTGGTTTGGAACGAACTCCCCAACTGATTGGAATACACCTACTAGTCATACTCTTCAGGTTGACGATGTGTCAACTGTCGAGATTGTCGAAGAGGTGTATCCTTATGGTGGTTCGAGCTCCGTGGTATCCATACCGCGGGTCTCGTGTTATACCACCACTATAGCGGGGACTCTTCACGATGAAGAGTCTACAGATGTCCCAAACTTTGTAAGATACCGTTTCGCTGATCGTAACTACCTTAACAGGCGGTCCGATATTTTGCGTCTCGGCGTCGAAGCTCGTCTGGGTGACATACGTCCTTCCTCTTTCCTAAGCTCCGCTGATGCCTTGAATAAGCATCTGCAAGTTTTGGACGCTAATCACGTCCAAACCTTATCCCAGTTGGATGGAATCTTAGGCCTCCTACCAGACATAGCATCTTTACCTTCGTTGGTAAAGAAGATCGCCGACGGCGATTTTTCTGCTATTAAGGATCTAATCGATTATCTAACCGATGCGATCCTTAGGTACAGGTTCGCCCAAAAGCCCAATGCTAGGAATATCGATGAGATACTCCAAGCGACGGACATAGGTGCGTTCTTGTCTAGTCTGGCACGTAGCTCCAGCGCCACAATCTATGGAAAGTTCAATTGGACTTTTCCAGACGAGCATAATTTTATGCTCGATGGTACGCTGAAGTTAGAGACGAGGTCGAAACATCGCATAACTAGCGATGCTTCGACTCTGGTGGCGTCCTGTCTCATGGCTAACGCTGTGGGGCTCCTCCCGACCCTATCAAGGATCTGGGAATCGCTGCCTTTTTCCTTCGTCGTCGATTGGTTCATCGCTATGAATAAGCGTCTCAAGCTGCTTGATACACAGCTTCTTTATATGGCACACAGGACTGATTGGTCCTTGTATTCATATAAAGTGACGTATTATCCATCACAGGAGGCTCTTGGTCTTTTCAACCTCGAGTCTTACAATCCTGCGGAACCTTTCGGTATTACGGTGTATAAGCGTGAGAAATCTGCTTATATGCCACGACTCAGAACGTCTGCCTACGACTTCGTTGGCAGCGGCGGTTTCAATGCGTTAACCGCTGGGTCACTCGTGTGGCAGCTCTTAAGCTGACACAGGTTTTAGCCCCGTCTCAATTGTGAGACGAAACTCAGTCGCATTTCGCGACTGAACCTTATCACATCTTCGAAAGGAAGTGTGGAATGACGACAGCAATTGGGTTGGTTAATATTCCAACCTCATCTCCTACCGATGTAGCCGTTTACTTTCTGAACCAGACGCTTTTAAAGCGCCGCCAGACGAATGTCAAAGGTAATCTGATTACCACTGAGTACGTGTACTCAGCTGGTGATCCGAACACCGAGACATCGTTGGTTGTTTCTGTCGAAGCCAATACTGCTGCGAACACTGTTCGTATCAGCTGGGCTTTGAAAACTGTCCAGACTGTCACTGTTGACAGTGTGGTCACAGAAACCGCCCCTGTTACCGTGTCCTTATCGGCCACGATCCCAGGACGTTCAGAAGACACCTCCAAGATATTGGGGATGATTGGGACTTTGTTCAGTCTCACCTTCAATGGTGTGACGACCAAAGTTCCTAATACAGGAATCATTGATGCCCTTAATCGGGGTATCACGGACAGCCTGTACGGCTAATGGTATACAGGGGAGCAGATATGCTCCTCAAGGGTGGGTCTGTCAGTATCTCTACTGATCAGATCCATTTTCCCCGGAGTTTCAACTATGGACAGAACGAGGACTTTCTAAAAGTCTTCGTGCTTTCATATGTTAAATTCCTTAGCGATAGTCCACTTCATCTCAGTGATGAGACCGATAAGCCTTTAAAAGCTTATTACAAGTTCTTCAATGAACTCGTGAACACTAATATCATCGAGCGTAAGAAACCCGATGGTAGTGGTGTTAATGGCCTTATCAAGAGATACTCCGATCTTTCCGATCTAATACTCAGTAATGAGTACTCGTCGGGAAGTGACTCTACAACTAGAGTCTACCACAAAGCCATGGAGAAGACTCCCGTTTTCAAGGAGTATTTATCCTGGTTGCGTGGTGGAGAACCCCCGCTTCTCAGCTATGTCCTAAGCTTCCTCCGTTTTGGGAAGAAGTTAGAGTTTATAGATGAGTCGCTTAACGCCGTCGCATTTCGCGACTGGCTAGGGGTAGAAGAAAAACTTAGTACGCTCAAGTTCTCTGAAGTTGATATGCTCTCAATGAGCAATATTATCAGAGAGCTAGTGCTCCCGTTACAGCCCACTAATCCGTTGCCAAAATTTGGGACGGGTAAGGTGGCTGACGCGGGCATTCTCGATGTCTACGATAAGCTTGCTACGCTTAAAGTTGACAGGAAGTTATCGTACGCCTTCCAACGAAGCACTCAGTTCAACCTGGGTGGCGAAGGTCTGGGTCTTGTTAAAGACCTAGCGCTAGGGAACGACTCAACCGATCGAATCGCGCGACTAAAATTCGTCCCAAAAGACGTTTCCAAGGCGCGCTCCATATGCATGGAGCCTAACCACTATATGTACTTCCAGCAGGAGGTACTACGGTGGATAGTTGATTCGATGGATCGTAGTCCGTTGCGCAGATTTGTTGACCTGCGCGACCAGTCCCGCAACCGTGAGGCTGCTAGGCATGGTAGTCAATACCTGTCTATGGACACGATCGACCTGAGTAGTGCTTCTGATAGTGTACATGCTGATCTCGTTCGTCGCACTTTTCCGCGCGATTGGCGATTTTACATGTTCGCTACCCGAACCTCAAGGGTTAAATGCCCTGATGGTAAGGTAAGGAGCGTGAATAAGTTTGCGCCTATGGGAAGTGCAATATGCTTCCCCACGCAATGCATCTTATTCACGGCCGCTTGCATCTATGCAAGTGGCGCACATATGTTCCGGAGGGCCAGCGGTTCTTGGGTTATGACATGCGAAGAGGCGCGAACAATTATTCGCCAATTCGCAAAGCTCAATCCTGATTTTAGTCCTTTTGGTAAAAGACTAGAATCGCCGCTGGTATATGGTGACGACATAATCTGTGACAGTCGTGTCACGGGTGAGCTCGTCATCCTACTGGAGCGTCTTGGCTTCGTAGTGAACGGTAGCAAATCGTTCACCAAGTCTCAATCATTTCGCGAATCTTGCGGGGTGTATTGTTACGAGGGGTCAGACGTAACGCCTGTATTGTTCCGTATTCCCTTTCTACGGAGGGGGAGATGGGATGCAAAAGTGTATGCTTCTCTTATAGAGAACATCAACTACGTCCGGGGCAAGGGTTACCACGCTCTTGCCTCGTTCTGGTTGTCCCTATTGCGGGGTTATGGATTTAGATATCCATTACCGTTTGTCGGGAACACCGATGCCTTTGGCCTCTTCACCGTGCGAAAGCATGGCAATAAGCCAAAGGCTCCTGCAGGAGAACCATTTTGGACCCACATCAAGGATCGGAAAGGCGATTTTCTTTATCGCGATCCCCATCTGAGGTGGAATCTAGATTGGCAAACCTACGAGGAGCAGGTACAAGGTATTGGTCCGAAGGTGTCTAGACGCAAAGCGCCTTCTCTTCACGAGAAGTATAGACTGGACCAATGGTGGAGAAGTAGAATAAGTGGGGGTACCACTCCTCCTAATACGAGGGGCCTCACTATTCGGCCGCAGGAAACGCGGCTCGTACCGACATGGGCACGGTACGAATAGGAAACCTGTGCGGGGGAAATGAGATCGGCTAAGCTTACGCAAAGTAGATCGCAGGAG